TGAGTATCAAGGCACCGCACTAACGGCTGCCTGATATGTCGGTCACGTAACTCTCCCTTAAACTACGTGAACCGCTGGCGGGTAGTATGTTCATTGTCCGCCGCGCAAACTGATCTCACACCCAGGTCCAACACTTTGCCAGTGTCCTGCGCCATCGTTGTATACGTACACCACCTGCCCGTCTCCGGGTCCATGGACCGACGCACGGGCACCCCCCTCGCTACGATGCACTACACCTAGCCGGTAGTCGCCCAACTGCCGCAATCCAAGCGCCAGCTGGTCCACCGTGAAATTCTCGTTGTCAAGCCGTACCTCTGCCAAGGACGCCATTGCCTGCTGATCTGGTGTCATGCAATGCCGCATCGACTCCAACACATGCTCTAGCAGCGGCCCACGATCCCCGCCGCATTGCATCATGAATCGATCATGATGCAATGCAAGCGCCAGCTGGTCCACCGTGAAATTCTCGTTGTCAAGCCGTACCTCTGCCAAGGACGCCATTGCCTGCTGATCTGGTGTCATGCAATGCCGCATCGACTCCAACACATGCTCTAACAGCGGCCCGCGCGCCCCGTCCAACTGCGCAACGTTGTCCAGGGACTGCTTCACCGCCCGTGCACCACACAAGAGCCCTTCACCGCTCGTGTGTTCGGGCCCCCACCCTCGGTCAGTGAGTTCACGGAGCTCATCCGCCCCATCCCCCGACGGCGCCGGTGACACGGTTATCGGGGTCCCGCGAGTGTAGCCCTTCTGGGCGGTTGTCTGTTGAGTGCGCCTTGCGCGCATCGTTGTCGTTGCAACCGGCCCGCGCTGGTCCAGCATGTCCTCCAACCAATTGCTGTCGGTCTCGGGTTCCAGCTGGTCAACGACCTCTTTGATGATTTCGGGAGCCCCTTCGGGGATTGGCACGTCCATCACATCGTCCGTGCGCACGGGTTGATGGACCACGTCGCGGACGGTAGCCATGCTCAGATGCATAGGGGCTGTGAATCCGGCGATGACAAAGCGCACTGTTGATCCAGCGAAGTGCCTAATGTGCGGGTGCAGCTTCACATGGGGCCCGAGGGTACGCGACAGCGCCCCCACGCTATGCTGAAGTGACTCACCGCCATCGGTCAACAGGCCGCTTACCACGTACCACTGCGCCGAAGCCTTGGTGCGCTCCGCTGAGCCGTAAGGATCGTCCCCGACGGCAACATCGGCGGCGCTCCGTAGAGTGATAGGCTGGGATACTGTCTCCAGCATTGTGCCCTCAGCGACAAAGCCAACGCTCAGCGCGTGGATCACGCCTCGCTGGGCAGTCGTGTGCTTAAGATTCAGCCGAACGTATTCCGCCACGTCAAGGTAAGTGCCACAGGCGCCCTGCCACCACTCGTGCAAACGACGACCGCAGTTTTGTAGCAATAGAGACTGGCTCCGCGCTATCGTATTCTCGACATTAGGCACGTCCTTTGCGCCCAAGCCGAGCACTGCGCCACGTATGGCTTGGCCCGACGTCTGCTGGAGGGTGTGCCCAAGGTACACCGCCAGCGCCACGAGTTCACGTCCCGCCAGCTCCCGGCATCTATTGAGGCCGTACATGACATCGCCATTAGCATGCGTACCTTCATGCAGTGAAGGCTCCGCAAAGTTCAGCACTACCTTCGAGTTGTTAAGCGTTATCCCGTACAACATGCAGGCTGTACGCAGCGCCATCCCGCAGGCGACACGCGAACCATAATGGTCAGCAAAATTCACGATGGCTCTAGCTGTAGCATCGGGGCTGTTTAGGGCAACCTGCATGGCGCCAGGCAGTTGGCCACCATACATGGTGAGCGGTACACGAGCCCATTGATACCTCGCAGTTCTGGCCGATGCGCCGACGAGGGTGTTGCGGTCACATGCTGCGACAATTAGGGCTTTTGCGACGTTGTCCAGGGAATTAATGTGCACTCGCACACCAGGGAGGGTTTTTGCGTAGTCACGTTCCTGCTCTAAGTTGAGGCCTGGCGCAAGTGCTTGCCTAACACCCTGGTCTATGTTTACTTTCGCGTCAGCCCCTGCTACAACGTCCAGATGAATCAGCCACATGGTAGTGAGCAAGGATTCGATGTGAAGGCCGGTTTGGAGGACGCGGTAGTGGTGTTGTTCAACGCCCGCGCCAAGGGGCACTCCTGTCATGGACTCGACAGCATACTTCCGAAGCGAGTGGGTCGCTGCCTCCTGGCTAACGGTGAATGGCGCCATCCGCTTGGCGCGATAGGCAAAGTACACTTCGCGGCCAGTGGGTTCCGAATAGGTTACGTCTACCGACCGCAAGTTTGGGGATGTGTACCGGACACCCTCCTGCTCCAAGTAATACTGAACAGTAACATGGGTGGTATTGTCCGGTCCCAGGGATTGGTACAGCTCCCAGCCGAGCGGTCCCAACAGTTCAGCGGCCACGGCCTGCGACGCCGCACCGTCTCCGGAAAGGTCGAAGTCAGGGCTAGCTGAGTACGCATTGCCAACGTCGTCCGCCCGGAAGGTATCGTGCATGCCTAAGCTAGGTTGAGCGTCAACCATACTCGCGAAAAGTTCGTCCGCCATGGTTGCGAAGCTGGGTCAACTGCTACTGTGATAGCTGCTGAAGTTTATGTGTGGTTGGTCGCTACTCCTTGGATTTGCGAAGAGAGTCTCGAGTAACGAAGTGCGTTGAACAAAGTGTCTGATGAAGTTTGTGCGCGCGTGGTGGTTGTGATTTTATCGAATCGAACGGTTGGTTTAAATCTGGGTGATTATCTAAGTTTGCAAAAGCCAGAATCCTTTTTCTGTTTTTTGCT